TTCCATCGACCATTCGGATAGCGTTGACCGAAAACGGCTGCAGGGGTTAAACCAAAGTCCAGCCCAACATGAATAGGCAAACTATAATCGAGTTCCATTGCATCACTACTCATCGTGCTATCTGTATACTCGGTCCAGACTGCCCGCCCTTCCTGGACATAGGTATATTTGCCAGCCGCATACGCATTGATCCAATCCAGGTTTTTGCCTTGCAATTGCTGCTGATAATATCCTGGCGGGAGATTGTTAATGTTCTCTGCCTTGGGATTGGGTATCCAATGTTTACCAGCCGAAAATATTTCATTGTCCCCCTTTCCCTCAGTAACACCGCCTGGCTGCCGAAAGAATTTCCACGCCCATTTTCCCTTTCCAGGCTTTTCCTTCTCCGCCAGGCGATAATACCAGTGGTCATCATCCATCGGGTTTGAGCACATCCACACGCCCCGCCAGGTGGCACCACCATCAGGCTTAGATGGATACCGGCCCACCCTCGAGGTTAGAGCATCGATAATAGCCTTCGGTAGTTCTCGCACCTCATCGACAAAGGCTCCCGTCAGTTCCAAGGATAAAACCCGCCTGGTATCTCGAGGCTGATCGAGTGCGAGAAATATTACCTCACAATCGATGCCTGCAGCCCCATCCTTGGCGGGTAACTGGATATGATGCGTAATCGGAGGAGACCACCGCATAGCCCCCCATTTATTCTCGGGGAATATCTCCTGCCACGTTTTAAGGGTAGTGGTTCGGAGTTCGGGATAACTGTTTCTGATTATCGCAAATCGGGTATGGCGAATACCATCCCTGGGTGATGGTGCCTGTTTAACCGCTCGGAGAAATATCTCGGCACAACAGGCATAGGATTTACCAGAACCAACCGGTCCCATTATACCCCTCACGAAATTATCACTGTTCAGAAAGTTCCACACCGTTGGTGACTCGCTAAAGTCTAACTCAAATTCGGTCAGGGCATCGGTCGCATCCTGTCTCCTCCGCCTGGGTCCACGATCTGCGGATTTTTTACGGCTCATCAGGAATCTTTATCATGTCAAGTTCATAGCCAAGGGCCATTGATATAGCCTCAAGTTTTTGGAAACTCGTTTCGTAGATACCTCGCTCGGCCCTCATCACAGTGTTACCGGCTACACCAGCGCGGGCAGCAAGTTCTCTTTGAGTAAGCCCTTTTTGAAGGCGTACCTCTTTAATCGCTTTTCCTGTCCAATGGGTCATTATCAACCTCAACTGTAGTGATTTTTGGTCCACGCAAATTAATCCCTATGACACTTGGTTTATTTTGATCCTGTACCCCGTCGAGCATCCCCGTGTGTTTTGCCAGGAGGCGCAGAGGTGCAATCTTGTCGTGCATCTCCACCTCGATAGACGTTCCAGCTTTACCAGGGGTTACCTTCACCTTTTTAATTGCCTTCTTTACCCTGGGCGGTAGCTGATCGGTTCCGGTCAGGGTCACAATTCCATTTTCATCCCAGGTTAAAACGTCAGTCAGTTCACTGGCTGCTATCGCCGTCAGTTCTTTGGTAACGGCCTCGCGGAGGTTGTCATCCTGGGACTTGAGGGCAGCCCTTGCCTGTCTTACGCTCAGTTTATCATTCATCTTCGATACAACGCTCACAAAAATGTTCCGCCAAACTTACGACTCCAGCTAAACAATTCACACAAAACGCAACGGGAATCATTCCAAAATACCCTTCAGTACCCCCCTCATCAGGGTCAATTTCGGTTTCACAAATGCTACACTTCAACACAACTGCAATCCAACATTGGCTTTTTGCACTCAGGACAATCGCCACAAAAACAATCTTCCAAAATTTCTCCACACTCCTCGCAAGTTCCCGTTTCCAAAATTTTCTGGATATATAAAACGCTATCCATCATTTCCTCCTGCAGATCGATAAGCCACTCGGCCAGAGGCTTGTTATTTTCTGCCATCGTCATACGAAAATGCTGCATACCCTGGTGAGAACGGCGTACAAATTTGGTGAGAACGGCGTTTACTATCGGGTCAATGGTCCGGTGTTTCATTCTTTTACCCTTTCAAGAACCTTTTGAGCTAACAAACCGTAAAAAGCAGCCGCTCGGCCTTCAGAAACGCTAGCTGTGTTGACGATTTCTTCCAGAGTGGTTTCCAAAATTTTGATCCGGTTCCGCAATTTTTCTTCTTCAGTCATTCTCAGATCTCCGAAAATTTTTTATGAGCCCCCCGACAGAAACGCGAGGCCCTGGGGGGGCATGGTGCCTCTCGTCGCTGGACCTATTCGCGCGTTCATTTAAATTTACCGTCATTTCTACCTGCCACAATTCCCTAACGAACGTTTGAGTTTTGTAAATCTTAACTTAAACCAGCCCATTCTGCTACTTGTTTTAGTGTGAGCGGTGGAGTCTGCCCGCTCTCGAGGCGTTGCCTGCTCATATTCTGGCTAAAGTCAAGGATCTGCTCTGGTTTTATTCCATTGGCTGCCAATCGAGCCGCTTCGACCAGGTTATCATCAGCAATTCGCAGCTGACCGGACATTCTTTCGACTCCCGCGACAAATGCCTGTGCGATTGCGGGGATTTGCAAATCTCCCCCCTTAAACCCCTGTCGGTTATCGCTTGCGGGCTTAGTCGTCGGCTCATCTGTCCTCACTTGAGGTTTTGCAGCCATAAACTCTTCTTTGGTTGGCAATCTGGTTTTAGCCCCTTCAAATAGCACCTGGTAACGCGACGTTGACCAATGGTGGTTAGTTCGACGCGGGATCGGATAGCGTTTAGGCTTCAGCTTTCTAAGATAACCCGCATTAACTAGCCGTTTAGTGTGTCTCGTGACTGTATCCTTGGACCTGCTAACAATTCGTCCTATTGTTTCCCTGGACGGCCACGCAACGCCTGCACCATTCGTATGAATACAAATAGCCATTAAAACCCGCAGCGTAGTGATATGCAGCTTGCTATCGTAACAAACCCGAGCCGGTAAAACGCAATATCGTCTATTTCCTAAGTCAGAAGGGGATTTCGTCATTTAACTCCTCATTTGTTACACTTTCCACTTTTGACCCTGGGAATACCTCCATTGCATTAATGGCCAAGTCAGGAATGAACTTAACCAGGTCAGCCAGTGAAAATGACACCTCGGCAGCCTCTCGTAATTCCACCAGGTTTACGTCCCCGTTATGAATCCCGATAACTTTACCCGTCCCTGGATGCTTAACGGTCCAGATTGTATCTGCTAGAGCTCTGTGGCCTTCCTGGGTAGCTGCCTGGTCTAATGCTTCCCAGGCTCGGATCATTCCACCACCGAAATAATCAATCTTTTCTGAATCTCCGCTTTCAATAGCCTGGTCAAATTTCAACTTCTGGGATTCAAACTTTGATTGGATAAATTCTGATACCAACCTGGGTAATCGATCAGCACCCCATTTTCGCTCCATAGCGATAACTTTTTTATCTACATCAGAAACAGTAATCATGGGACAGTCAGACAGACCGGACAGACAGGACAACCCCTATAGTGGGGGTTTGTCCGTCCGGTCCCTTTGTCGCCGCATTTTTTTGTCCGGTCGTTGTCCGGTAGCTCTTTTACCATGTGCTAAGTCCTTGTTTTTATTGAATACTTGTGGGACATTTTCATTTTGTCCGGTGTTGTCCGGTTTGTCCGGTGCCTAAATTTGCCAACTGAACCGACCAAACGCGGTTTTTGTCTTTTGCGATGATATTTTTCTGTAATAACCGGTCAGCATTACGTCGAAATGACTTCCTTTGTGCGTCCACTCCACCCGTCGAAATTGACATTGAAAACGCTACGTCCCTCCATTCTTCTTCGGTGACCCATTTCCAGGAAAAATCACTTGCAATCTTTCCGTGTTCATCAGTGGCTTTTACCAGGGCATCGTAAACTTTCGACTCTGCGGGGGTCATTTTGGACTTGATCTGCCCCTCACCGGTTGGCTGCAGCACGATGGAGGTTTCCAAATCCTCGAGGGCGTGTGTCTGAAACTCGACAATCTCCATTTTTAGCCAGGTATCGGCTCCCTCAATATCGT